TGAATTTTTGGATTTCCATCTTCTTTTTTTTTTAATATTTATACTTTTTACTTATTTCTAGAATCAACTTCTTCCCTTTTTCAATCCCGACCATTAACTTTTCTTGCTTAGCAACTTCCGGCTCTACTCTAAATATCAACAAATTTTTGTCGAAATTAGGATTATAGAAGACTAAATCAATCCATTTCCTCCCAGTTACGAATAAAAACATTTGACATTGCCATAAGTATTTGCTTTCGATTGCTCTTTCTCCGTCAACAAGAAGTTTAAAGAAATTGACATCATTCACACACTTGATTTCAATCCCTCCGTCTTTGCCAACTAATCCATCGGGCGAGGCTAAAACATATTGGTCCATTTCGACAAACCCAACCTCCTCAACTTCGTTCCCTGTTTCGATTGTATAAGTGTCTCTGGCTATTGGTTCTAATTCAACTCCTCTTTCAATATCAGCGTTGGTGTAGTGTTCAGTATTTTGGGAGTATTTCTCGGTGAGAAGTTTATAAATATAAGTTTCTAACCCTTTGCCGTTAGCGGCAATGGCTTGAGCGTTGGAGGCACTTAATTTTCCTTTCCGACAATTTAGCCATTCTTCCGTCCCTTGTTTTATTCCCCAATGATAAATTGGATATTTTTTATTTTTTTTCATTTTCTTTAGCTTCTTTAATAAATCTTCTCATACCTGCAGTTTTTTCCACGACCTTTGCGTTTGCTTTTAATTCCTTGGAAAAACCACCCCATAATTTGACAACTTGTTCGTCTTTAGTGCATTGATCTAGTTGTTTGATAGCTTTCTCAACTTCTCCCTCATCGGCTGGCTTGAAGTTTTCTTCTTTGTCTTGATCGGCTGTCATAATCCCGAAAGCATTACTGAAAGCATACCTCTTAGAAAAAGTTGAGGCGGCGGCGATTACTTGAGATTGAGACATAATGTTTGTAGCAGTCCCTAAAGGAACTTCCATCTCATATTCCTCGCTGTGTCCTCCGCTATGCTTAACCACCACTGTTGATTTAACCCCGACAATTTGTCCAGTATCGTTTTTAGTCATTTCTGTTTTAATTGAATAACTTAAACCAAACTCAGACAAAACTTTCTTGACTTGGCTCACAATTTGTTCAATTGGAGCATAAGCATATAACTCTTGACCTTGTTTGTTGAAAACTTTTTTAGTTTTCTTAATCTCGGGCAGTTTAGCTTGAGCTTCTGACATTGCTTGGTCAAAAACTTTTTTAGCTTGGTTTTTTTCCCACCTTTCTTGTAAATTAAACATCCTTTCCATAACCTCAATAGAAGCTCCACTTTCTAAACCTTGTTGAATTAAGGTTTGGGGGGTGCTTTCCACTGGATCTATTTTTACAACTTCGTTTGACACTTTTTTCTTAGTCATTTTATTATTTTAATACTTATACTTTTCTTGCTAATTCTTCAATAACTTCCATAGCTTTTAAAAAATTCAGCTTTGTCTTTTTTGTTAAGTTTCTCGGGATTTATACTAAACCCGGAACTTTTAACAACTTCGTCTGGATCTATTCTAAATCCAAATAACTTTTTAGCTTTTTGAAAAGCTTCGTTTTTTTCTAGTGATTTTTCTAATTCGTCCATTAAACTAATAAATTCGTTTCTCTCTTTTTCTTCCTTTTCTTCCTTTTCTGTTTTTTCTACCGGTTCTTTGATGGATTTAAAAAGTTCTCTTAATTCTGCCAAATTCTCTGATTCTTTTTCATACAAACACTCCAAAGATTCCAATAAATTAACTTTTAACTTGATTTGTCTTTTAATTTCTTTTTCAAACATAATAATTTTTTAATATTTAATAAACCTCTTTTGAATTTTTTCACATAAAATTATTCATAATGTTTAATTCCTAGCTCATCTGTCCAATAACTTGGTTCTCCTTTGATTTCCTCTCTTTCACTAATAACCTCCGGTTCTTCAAGTAATTCTCTCCCGTCATTTTCTATTGCCAATTTCTTATTTCGACTAGCAATAAGTTTTTTGGCGTTTTCAAATTCAAGTTTTTTTTGGGCTTCGTATTTCTTGGGGTTGTTAAGTCTTAAATATTGGTCGTTATTCCCTTGCTCCATTCTGATAATGTCTGGGGTTGTTTGGTGTCGCCCAATTCTCGCAATATTCTTGGCGTTTATTGGTTCTCCGTTTACAACTATTGGATCATATCCGTCCAGCCACTGCTTTCTGCTTATTTCAAACTCTTGGTCTGTTAAGGGTAGAGATTGCCCGTCGAAAGTAAATATTGCGTATTTTTTCATTTTATTTAATTAAATTATTAGTCGCCTTGTTTATTTTGATATATTTCTCTAAGTCTTTTGAGATATTATTAAAAGTTCCCCACTCTTTTCTAATTAAATCAAAGTATCTTCCTGAGGTGGGGTAAATATCTATAACAAACCCTTCAACTCTAACTCTAAATTGATATTCTGTTATTTCTTGGACATCCGCTCCTAAGTCTTCAATTTCATAAACAGTCCTAGTATTAAAGTTTTCTCTGTTTTTCTTCTTTTTTATTTTTCTGGCTTCTTTTAAACTTCGCCAAATTTCTCCTTCGTCTCCCATTTTTAATATTTAATATTTATGAAACAAACCCTACTTTTTTTAAATTATTCCTTTTTTTCTTAAAATACACCTGAAAATCTCCTATTTTAAGTCTTACTTGATGAGGGGTTGTTGCCACGGGGCAATATTTATCTCCTAGTTGTTGAGCCTCAATCACCTGCTTGAACATTCTAGTGGCTTGTTCCTCTCCCCATTTTCTAATAAACCATCTCACTGCTTCTCTGTTTGTTGGATTACCGTAAACAATCCCTGGGTTTATTGATTTATAAAAAAGGTCGAAAATTTTATTTACCGCGTCGTCGGGAGACGACGCAATATTTTCATTCTTTACATTCTTATCATTCTTGTTTATAGTGTCGGCGGTCTGTGGCTTTCTTGTGGCTTTCTTGTAGTGTTCGTTGTGGCTATCGTAGTTTTTGGGGTTCTGATATTTGTCGTAGTTAAGCACTGTTATGAGCATACCCCTTGTGGTTTTCGTTGTGGTTATCATTGTGGCTTTCTTTAACCCTTTCATTGCGATTTCGCATTGGTGCTTAGAATACCTCTCCGTTCTCCACCCAACTTTCCATTTTAAACCCTCTTGAATGTCTTTATAACTCCTTAATAATTGACCTCTTTTAATTAGTATGCCGGAACATTTTTTATCTTTATGATTAGCTTCTTTAAGTATCCAGTCCCAAATCTCCCTTGTATGAGGAGGGGCAGTTGCGATGTCGCTTTCTTGAATTTTTCTAGCTTTTATATAATAACCTCCTTTTATTTTAGACATAATTTTATTTTAGATTTTTTCAGTATTAAAAAAGACTTGAATAAGTCCAACGCCGCATTACTGGCTTTGAACCTATTCAAGTCTGTTTCAATTTTGTAATGCCATTTGGGAATTGTATTTTATAACGAACTAACCTGCTCTGCTGGGGGTTTTTACACCCCCGAAGCAGGAAAATAAAATGAAATTGTAACTCCATTATAAACCCTAAATAGAATCTTGTCAAGAGAATATTACTCCGTGATATTTTTAATAAATCTAGGTGTTATAGTCCGCTCAAGTTGTTTTGGTCCTTTAAGATCTCCCTCTTTATATTTTCCCTTTTTAGTAGTTTTATATCTTTCAAGAGTAGCCAAAGCAGTTAAACTATCCCGGAGATCTAAAATAAAATTCATAACTCTTGGCTCTGCGATAAACACGCTTGGGTTTAAAGCTCCAATTAAAGTTAAAGATTCTCTGATCACTTTGCTTTGAATTTTACCAATAAAACTATCGTCATCGTCGTTTGCCAGAGACAAGGCAATTATTCCGAAGAAAGCACTAACAACAGAAATTCTCAATAATTCCATATTGCCTTTAGATTTTAGTCCGTCTTTGTGAATTCTTGATAGATTTTTTGCTGTTGTTCTGATTATAGGAACTGCCCAAGTTTTATATTGAGTTGCTACTCCACCCACACTAGTCGATCCTGCAATAGACTTAGCTCCTGAAACAACCCTATATCTTCCCATTTCTGTATTTAATTCAGCTAATCTGTCGTCTGAAATTTCCTCGTTTTGGAATTCTTGATCAGTCATTTGACCAAGCAAGAAAATTTTATTTGCCCTAATTTGTGCGTCTCTAAACAAAATGAACATTGCGTGGGTAGTTTTTCCCCAAATATTTTTATTTGGATCAAAGAACTCAGAATAAGGACTTCTACCAATAAAGTTTTTATTCTTTTCTAAAATCCTTCTACCTTTAGCGGTGGTGCTTCTGGCTACTCCTTTTATATACTTTTTAGAACCAAGCATTGTTAAATTCGTAACCTGCTCGCCCATTTGAGAAGCGATCCCTACTGGAATGTTTAAACCAAGATCAAGAATAGTCGTTATTCCTTTTACTCCCCAAACAAGGACATCAAGTTTCCCTCCTTGAGGCAACCATCCTCCTAAATCGTGTTTTCTACCACGCTTGTTGTTTAACCAAGTCTTAAAGAATCGATCTAAACTTCTATCCATAACCAAGCCCTTCGGAGTTGTTTCAGGTGGTGTTAAAGCACTAACATAAACTGACAACTTAGGAACTACGCTATCCAACGCCACTTTAGTTTCAAAAGCTTTTTTATAAGCTAAAAATCCCAAAGCAACATTGTTAGTCGGCTTCAAGACCCCAGTTCTTTTCATTGAGAATTTAAAGAATTTTTCAAGTGGTAATATTTCCCCTGTGTCTGAAAGTATATTAAATACCGCTTGATCTTGTTCTTGCTGTCGGAAAACTTCTTTGAAAGCCTGAACAAATCCGTCATCTTTCCAAGTTTCCAAAAAGCCTCTTCGGATATGAACCATATAATTTTCAATAGTAGAATCCAGCACCTGATTTTCAACTAGATAATCTCTCATTTCAGCGTATTGCTCTTTGATGTATTCCGCCGCCTCAAGTTCTTCTCTAGTCATAGTTCCAGCCACCTCTTCTTTGTTCTCACTCTCTAAATACTCAAATATTTTCTTGTCTGTTGGAATAGCTTTGTCTAGTAAAGACCTTTTTCTTGATCTTCTGGCTTCGTTTATCATTCCATTGATAATCTCTTCCGTGTTTAAATATTCAGTTTCTCTTAACAAAACAGATTTATTGACTTCTTTGACCATCAATTCATAGAAAGGATTTTTTTCCGCCAAAGCTGTATCATATCTAAAATTGTCAAAAGCACTAACTTCAACATTTGAGACTTCCTCTAAAGTTTTTCCAGTTTTTTCTGCTAGTTTTTTTCTGACCTCTGAAAGTGTTTTTACTCCTTTCAGTTCAGTTAATCTAATTGTCTCTAGTTGCCTTTGGGTTAAGAAAGTGTCTTTGTCTGCTGTTTCGGTTAGAATTTCATTAAGCTGATCTAACTGATCGTTGTTCATTTTAGAAATTCTAGGGAAGCCCATAGATTTTCTTAATTGCTCAGTTTTCTTTAGATCTTTAATTTTAATCAAAGCAACGATAGCTTGCCGTTTCAACCTCAATTCAAGTTCTTTAATATGCTTAATTCTCAACAATTCAATAGAATCGATAATCCTTTCTAGTTGTTTGTCCGTTCGGATATTAAACACTCTCTCTTGAGACAAGATTTTTCTTCGGCTTTCTACCGGAAGATCAGCGGTTAAATTCCTTAACTCATTTCTTAGTTTTTCTCGTTTGAGTTCTTTTTTCTTAAATTTATCAACTATTTGGACTTTTTTCTCTTTAAACTCTTCTTTGAGTTTTTGAATTCTAACTTTATTCTTAGCTTTTTCTCTCTCAATACCAGTCAATTTGCCCTCTTTAAAAGATTTTGTGATTAGACCTTTGCTTAGATCTTCATTAACAGAACCCGATAAAGCTTGATCTTGTCCAAAAACTTCTCTGTAAACTTGTCTATACAAAGTTGCCACCTTTACATTTCCGCTTTCAGAAACAACCGCGTCCCTACTTCTTGAGTAAATGTCTTCCGCTTCGTTCAACATTTCCTGTCTTAAGTCGGCAGTGTCTAGCTCTAATCTGCTATCCAATTCCTCTAAAATAGAAAACATTAAAACCCTTTCTGGTTTGTTGGAAGGTATCTCGATCCCGTCTATTGATCTAATTAAGGGCAATATTCTATCAATAGCCTGCCGATTTCTGGCTTCTTCTGGTATCCACTTCGGGAAAGTTGACCCTTTAGCAATAACCTTTTCATCTCCGCCAATATCTCCCTCGACAAAAATTCTCTCCCCAGCTTCTGATTGCTCTAGTTCATACCACATAAAAGATAAAGCGTCTTCTGTGCCTTTGTTGTTTTTGAGAATTTCCTTGTAGGATTCTAATTTATTGTCTATCGACTTGCTTCTTATTTTGTATTTGCTTGCTTTAAATCGATTATAAGCCTTGAAAGAGTAAGTTCTTTTATCAAAGAATTGTGATTTATTTTTATAAGTTTGAGCCATAATCTCTTTAGCGGAATAAAATCTTGATCCGAAAATCTTATAAGCAACAACATTTAACAATTCAATAAATTGCTCCATCAACATTCTTAGTTTGCTGACTGATTTACTAGAATATCTATGCTCAATAAAATCTTTCGCGGCTTCAGTAACGGCGACTTCTTGGACCAAAGACCATTCTTTTCCTTTATAAGCTTCAACATATAAATCATAAATCCATTTACCTTGATAGTCTTTACCAAATAAATCTCTTTTCTCCTTTAAACTCTTGCCATCTACATATTTTTTAATCTTATCTTTTTCTTGTTTAGTTAGGTAATTCCAAGCTAAATGTCCGGGTTCGTGTGCCACTGCTTCAACAAACTCACTTCTCTCTGATTTCCTAGAAAAAGTCATCAGCTTAGTTAGGGGATTGAAAAGCCCGATTGAATCATATTTATTACCTCTCGGATCGACAATCTCTTTGACTATCTTGAAAAGCATATTCTTAGCAATAACTGGGTTGACCACATTCTGAATATCTTTGACATATTTTTGAGCGTCTTCGCTACTTAAATATCTATCAATTTTGTTCTTAGCTAAATCATAAGCCATAACAGGAGAACTGTCCGCTTCTGTAATTTGAGTTTCCAACCAAGTATTTCCGTTTGGATCTTCAACTAATTTAAGATTATTTTTCCTTAATTTTTTAAGATATTTAATAACCTGCTGATCGTAAAATCTAGCGACTGTTTTTTGTTCTTGACCATCCAGCTCGGTTTCATAATCAAAATCGTCTTTATCAATGTCGTCTCTAATATAACTTTCTGGGGATTCAAAAATTTCATATTGGAAATCATTATCTGAAACGATTATAGAATCTCCATCAAGGAAAAAGCTATTTTCTCCAAAAACATCCATTAGAGCTTTTTCTATGTCGGTGTTTTGAGCTTTATTCCAGATGTCTGTTAGTTGGGATTTGGTTTTGATTACATCAGGATTCATCACAATAACTTCTGATGTAATTTTTTCACTTGGGTATTCTATTCTTAACACATCATATCCCTGTGTTTTTAGTTTATCAGCGAGACCCTCATCTACTCTTAAACTTCTCTCATAATTATATTTATAAACCTTTGCCGATGGGTCAATGTATGTTTCCATAACCTTGGCATTCTTAATATTTTTACCGGCGGCATTTTCTGCATATCTTTGGGCGAAATCCTTATTAGGTTCAAGATATATGCCAGTACCCCAATCAGATTTTTTGACTGTACCTGCCTTAGAAATGTCAAACTTATCAAACTTAGAAGCTGTACCGTGATATAATGGTTCTCCTTGTGCCTTCACAAACTCATCTGCAGTCTTATATTTTTTTGCTTCTTTAAAAATGTCTATGTCGGTGTTTTCATATTCCTTATATTCCTTGAAAAAATCTTCAACGCTCAACTCCCTAACCCCTGAAGCTTTAGTGGCTTGGAAAGATCCGTCTTCAAAAACTTTTAAGACAACCATTTCCTGCCCTCCATACTCAAAATACTTCCCGAATTCAGGTTCTCCTTCCATTTCATAAGGGGCTTTGTCGCCGATATAGCCCTCGATTTTAGAGATTGTGTAAGGAGTCGGGAATCTCAAAACTCTCATCCCATCGTCACTGGCGTTTTTAATTTCTTCTCGGATTAGTCTTTCGTGCCAAGTATTTTTATAGCTTTCAAAACTTTTTAATTTTTGGTTCTTTTTCTTCGCCTGAATTTCTTTCTCTATTTTAGAAATTTCCTTGTTAACTGAAATAATGTTTTCATTATAATTTTCTATTGTCGACTTGTTCCCCTCGTCTCCTTTTAATCTATCAACAATTTTTTGTCTTTCATCTCTGTTTTTTTTGACTTCTTTTAGTTGTTTTTCTAAAGTAGAAACAGAAAAATTCATATCTCCCTGAAAAACATCAGACTGAATTTCCGCAACATATCTTTCCTTTTTTTCTTCCCAAATTCTAGTATGTCCGAATAGACCAGACTCTTTTTTATAAAGATTGTTAATAGTGTCCACTTCTTCTGAACGCTGAAATTGATTTTCTTGAAAATCTTTACCAAAGTGCCCTTTTTGACCGTGTTCGAAAGGAGAATCGTAAATATGAGTTACTGGCGGATTTTTAAAGCTGTCATAATCTAACCCGACATTATCCATTCCATAATTAGCATAAGTATCAGAAACAATCTTAGTCAACGGCATTAACCGACTATTAACTTTTTCAGCGAATAAATTTACATCAACTTTATTGTCAAATTCAGACAAAACATCCATTATAATTTCTCGTTCTTTTTGTTTGACTTCTTGCCGTTTAGCGAGATCAAAAATGAACTGTTTTGAAATAATTGTTTTTCCTTTTAATTCCTCAACAACTTTAGTTGATAAAAGCTCTAAGCCGTCAAAAGGTTTTAACGGTTTGAAAACTTTTCTAGAAGAAATTTTTTTAAATTCAGATGTTTCATCCCATAGTTTTTTAAGTTGGGATTTGGTTTTTAAGGCGTCTTTGTTAAGAAAAATATAGTCATCTACCAATCCAGCCTCTGCACCGAGTTCTCCCAATGAGCTAAACCCTTCATTTATATTCTTTATTATAACGCCATCGCGTCCTTGTTTTTTGGCTTTATCCACAAGTTCAGCGGTAAAGTCTTTATAATTATTGTCCATCCAATATGCACCTTTTGCATCATAAACCAATGGATTTTTTAAGTTAGGTTTTATTTCAGTAATATGTCCTCCAAATGCCCTTGCAGGAGATGTTTTGAATTTTTTTATAGCATCAGATTCTGTTTCTCCACTAGCAACCCTAGCTGCTTTGTTTCTTAGCTCATTATATCTGTCCCATTGTTTGTCTGATGCATTTTCGCCGAGATTATCCAAAAACTTAAACTCTTCCAAATCTTTTCCTTTCAATGTTTCTAATGTTTGCGATATAGTAGCAACATCAGATTTCAAAGCATATTTAATTTCTGAGATAGCTTTTTTTATTTCTTTTTCTGTCTTCCGCAAAGAATAAAACCCTCTTTCAAAATCTAATTCGTCAGAAGATTCAAATACTTTCTTCCCTCCGTGATAAACAATCCCTTCTTGTCCCTCAAAAAACTCTTCAAAACTCTTCCCTTCTGCTTTGGCTTTGGCTATGTCGTCTGCGATGTCAAAAGTCTCCGCTTCCTCAAAAATGCCGGAACCAGCATAAATTTTCCTAAAAATATCAAAATCAAAATCAACTTCCTCGGCTTCATTGGAAATTTCTTCGGATCTTTTCTCGACTGAAATTTGTTCGGTTGTTTGAGATTTAGGTTGTCCTTGATAGACTTCGATAGTTCCAGTTGATTGAGTTATTGTGTCAATTCCTGTTAATACCTCCCCAGAAGAAGAGATAACAGGGCGGAAATAAGAACCATCCCCTGCTTTATTCCAAATATCTGTTAATTGAGAATCGGAAAGATCACTATTAACCCTAGATTCAATAAATTTATCCAAATCTTTGTAAAGTTCAGCTTCTTGTTTTAACAAATAAAGTCTTTCTTTATCTATTTTCCCCTTGCTTTCTTCTATTATTTTTTCATCTGATTTTTCTTTCGGTTTTTCTTGAGCCATCTCCTTAATTTCAGGATTGTCTTCCAAAATTTTCTTAACACTTTTTTTCTTCAAAGAATAATTTTCTTTTGAAATTTCTCCAATAACATAATCTGACAAGTCCCTAATTTCGTTTTTAAGAGGTTTTAATCTTGAAACCATATCTTCCCCCCGAACTACCCCCGAACTCTTAACAGGACTAATTCTGTTGCTCCTCAGTTGATTATAGACTTTGGTTATATCTCCTACTTTTTTGTCATCTTTATTTTCCTTGATAAAATTGTCTATCCATTTTGAAGCAGAATTGATAGCTTCTCGTCTAGTGGGGAATTCTCCAGTAAAAGGAATACCCGTGGAGGCTTTTTGCCCATCAATACTTACCGAATACTGCCAATTTCCATCACTATATTCAACTACTTCTAATTTAACTCCGCTTTTATCTACAACGGTTTTTTTGTTCTTCTTCCTATATTTATTTAATTCTTCTCGCAAAGCAGTGGATTTTTTAATTTCATTGTCTCTTTGTTTGCCTTTTAATTCATCAAGCCGAGCGTCCACTCGATAAAGAGTTTTTCGTAAAGTGTCATCAGACATTTTACTAACAACTTTGTCTATTTCTTCTCTACTTTCAAGATTCTTTAAAGCTATTCTTTGATCATCAACTTTGTCGATTTTTTCTTGAACAAATTTCTTCTCTTCTGGTTTTTTAGCTTGTGATTTTTGCTCTAGCAATTCAGTTTTGGTGTCATTTATAACTTCTCTAGTCTTGTAATATCCCTCGTTTTGAGTTCTTTCGTTTACAATATTTTCAACAAATTCTCTTTGTTGGGTAATTTGAGGCTTAATATCTTCCGGCACTTTTTCTTCAACCTTTTGAATAACTTTCAAAGTTTTCCCAAGCTCGTCGTCTGTTAAATTATCAGCAATATCAGAAGCCTTTTCAGTGTCTCCTGATTTTATAGCGTTAATTAAGCTGATTGAATTTTTTTCTTCTTCGTCTTTAACTACAATATTTGGATTTATTTCAGTTCTCGGAGTTTCTTTCGGAGTTTCTTTGAGACTGTTAATGACTTCCTTGCTTTTAGTCTCAAGATTATCAAAAGAATCAAACTCATTTTTAAGCATTTCAGCTCGGTATTGTTCGGCTTTTTGTTCTCCTAAAACCTCGTTTAGCTTTAACTGAACATCCTGAACTCGTCCCTCGACTAATTTAGGATCTAATTTGCCATCTTTGACCATTTCAACCCCAGCGTCTTCGTATTGCTTTCTTGTTCCCTCAAAGCTTTCTTTTTGAATGGTGTCTATTTTTTGATCTAAATTGTTGTCTAAACCTTGGTCTAATCCTTGAGGTTGTTGAGTTTGCTGTGTTTTATTCAAAGTTGTTATATCAGAAACACCGGAAATAGCTCCTCCAGTAAAGAAACCGTCTAAAAATGAATCTATCAAACCATCAGTTAATTTTTTACCCTCTGAATATTCTGAAAAGCTAGAAATTAAATTTTGAGTAAATTCCTGAGTTGCCTCTGTTCCTCCCTCTAAAATTCCATCAACCAACATATTTGTTGGAATTCTAACTAAAGCTTTTTGCATAAGCTTATTGGTCGTTCCCTTTTTTAATCTTCTAGCCAAAATGTTTCCGGGAACTATTTTTTCTAGTTGAGAAGCTATTATCCCGTAAGCGTCACTTTTAACATCTATATCAAAAAGATCTTCATTAGAAAGCTCTTCTACACTAACTCCTTTTTTATCTGCTAGTTCTCTAGTGAAATTTTCAACTGCTGAACCTTTTTCCTGAATACCCATTGAAGTCATAAAAACAGTCCCTGCGGTTGCTGGATTTTTAGTAGCTAACAAAGTTGCTAAAGCTCCACCAGCTCCAACAGCCATAGATCCACCTCCTCGGGTAGCTGAATGAGCCCAATTTTTAGGGTTAAATAATTTCTTCGGATCTAATTTGCCGTCTTCGTCCCTATAAGAAGCATACCTCTGATCAATCCCACCAGAAAAAACATCAACTCCCTTTTCTCCAATCCCCTCGATAAATCCTCCAACTGGCTCAAACACTTTACCAACAGCCTTTCTTGTGTCCCTAACTGATTTTGTATAAGGATCAGTTTCAGAAATACCGCCTAAAGGCTTAAATTCATCAGACTGTTTTAATACTTTTCCTTTAGATTCAATAGCTGTACCCATCGACTTAATACCACTAGAAATAGTTGATCCAGCGGTAGAGAACAAAGATTTAGCAAAACTCGGTTTCCTTTCCTCTTTGATCATATCAACAGGTTTTGAAACAGGAGGCTCTACGCTTGTTTCTCTTTCTCTAACAATTCTTTCGTTGAATTGATCTAGTTTTCTCTTGTTTTTTTCAGCCCACGCTCTGTATCTTTTTTCTGCTTCACTCATCCCAGTAGGTCTTGCACCCGCCTGGGGGGTGGCTTGGCGTTGTTTCCAAGCCTTGTATCTTTCAATAGACATAATTTAATTTAATAATTACCAATTCATATCTGCTTGACCAACAATTTCATCTTCTGCGTCGAATACCCACCATTTAGATCTTTTTCTAACATTTCCCTCATCGTCATAATAGTATTCACCATTTTTAGCACTTTCCTTATTAGGCTTAACATCTCCAAAACTTTGAGTCTGTTCTAATTGTTTTTTATATTTTAATTCTTCGAATTTTTGTTTGCTTGTTTGCTCTTGAGTTTCTTTGTATGGATCTTTCCCAAAAGCATTCCTAATTTGATTATCAGCGAAAGATCCAGGGGTTATATCTACACCATATTCATCCATTAAATAATCTCTCATTTCTTGCTCAGACATTCCGGTTTGTTTTAAAGAAGCGTTCCCCTCCAAATCATACTCGACAGATTCGCCACCAAATTTTCTCAAATCAGAAATTTCTCTGATCAATTCTGAATTAGAAAGACCAGATTTCTTTTCGGATTGTGCCCTTGAATAAGCCGAATCAGAAATAGACTTTTCTCTGTCCCAAATAGACATTTTAGTATTCAAAGAATCTCTTCTTCGTGCCGCGTCTGCTCCAAAAAGACCACTCCATTTGTCGATATAGTCCGAGAAAACACCTTGTCTTCGTTGTTTTTCGTTAACTAAACTTTCCCAGCCCATTTGAACGCCAGATTGATATTTTTCAGCCAAGTCTCTTCTAGCGAAAGGGTTTGAAATATCTTGATATTTGTTAAGTCCCTCAATCGCCGCTCCAAAAGTATTTGATCGTGCTTTACTAATAGCGTCGTCAAGACCAGTTCCTTGAGCTTTTCTAAACTCATCTTTTAAAATATAAGGTAATTTTTCAGCATTGGCGGAAAAACCGCTTACCTCGTCGCTCTCTCTTTTAAAGCCTTCTGCTTCCTCCAGTAATTGTGCGTATGATTTTGCCATTTTTTTAATTAAAATTTATTTCCAGCTAAACTATAAGAACTGGGTTGAGAATAGTATGTTTCAGCATTTCCGTAATATCTTTGAGCCCGTTGGTTTTTATACCATAATTGACCCTCTTGGATAGCCTCTTTAAGATTTCCGACCAAAGAACCCTCTTGTTGTTGACCAGCTGATTCAAATCCTGCGTTAGTTAGTTTTTCTGTTCCAACCGTTCTTTCAGTTTGCCTAACTCTTGATTTTCTTCTTGCGTCGTAATCTTGAGTTATTTCGCTTTCTTCTCTTTCTCTTTCACTGCCGATAGCTCCACCCCCAGAAGCCATAGAAATTCTAGCACTTCTCAAACTTCTTTCATAATTAACACTTTCGACTTCTGTATAAGCGTTAAGATCTTCCAGTTCGTTTGCTATTTGTTGCTCAAAATAAGGAGTATACAAAGCCTCGGCTTGTGCAAAGTCTTCTGCTTCTAGATCTTCTGTGTATTTTTCATCAAAAGATGGAAGAGGATCTTTCTCTTTCGGGGTGGCTTTCAAAATAGCCTTTGTCATTTCTTCCAACTGCTTATCCCAATAATCATCACTCATCTTGTAATCACTACTAGATTTGTATTCCTCTTTAGGTCTTCCGGTAATAGAGGACCAATACTCCCTTTTTGACATTCCTTTCGGTCGTTTTGAAAAATCTATGCTCATACTATTTAACTAACTTATTATTTATCACTTTATACCTCATTGGGGTTTCTTTCCCGTCTTCAAATTTTTGGAGTAATTTAAAATATTTCATATTGTGTTCTTTCATAACAGGTCTTTCGACTTTTTCTTTAATCTTCACTTTTTTGAAAAAATCTTTGGCAATTTCAACCAATCTTTCAGTTTCCTGTTCTACCATTTCAGTTTCTTCAGTTTCTTCCCAGCCGATTATAAATGTATTAACACCGTTTCCAGCGTCAACAGTATTTTTGATCTGTTCTTTGTCGTGAACTCTACCCTCTATTGTGGCGTAAACTTTGCCAGTATTGTCATAAAATAAAATCATATATTTACTTTTTCGTTAGAAATATAATATTTAAATGTTTCGCTTAAAGTGAAACCTGGGTCTCCTCCTGCTACCCATAACCCAACTGTTATAAACAACTGAGTTGTTGTTATTTCATAATAACTATAATATTGATATATCCCTGCCGCCCAATTATCATTTGGTATTTCTATAAACTCAGTCCCTAAATCATTGAAAACTCTAACTACTGGTATGTATCCTAAATTATGGTTTATAGTAAAATTTAACCACCATTCTTCATCACCATATTCGTTTACTACTCCATCGTGAGAACCTGAAACAGAACCTTGCATACCACCTTTTAATAATGGGTATTTGCTGGTTACTACACAATTTCTATTAAGGCAGGTCTTCACATCATATCCTATTTCTGAGATTCTAAATCCATAATTACTCATAACCTATTTTTAAACATAATGTAGTAAAAATCATAATCATTTGAAAAACCCCCAGCCCCAGTATCTACTCCAATATACAACTTATTGCTTGTTATATAAGCTCCGTCTAGCGTTAGTGTTGTCCTACCTCTTCTGATTGTTGGTGTTATAAAACTTTCCGAGGTTTTTTTCTGAAAAGCTAAGAATTTTAATGGAACTCCTTGATTATGAGAAATTTCACATTGTCCGCTTCTTTCAGTGTTTATGCCCTTTTTGTGTATTATCTCGCTGAATCCTTGTTTGCTTGATAATACACATTGTTCATCGGTGCAAGTTTTAACATCATACCCAGCTTTACTAATCCTCATTCCGTAATTTTGGGAATAACTCCCGGAAGAAGCTCCAGTGTTTATGGTATTTTCTGAAACAGTGCTGAAATTATCCAAATAAATAATTACCGTATAAGAGTTGCTAACCTCTGGATCAAATTCACCGTTTACTAACACAATTCTATCTGTATAACAACGAGCGTTTACACTTTCATAAAAAGCTCCGTCTGAAAATGGTATCCTTTTCCAATCTTGGTAAGCATATTCTGGGGCGTTGTGAGCTATCACTTCAAACGGACAAAAATGCCCTAAATTGTGATAAATAGTTATCGGCAAAGTTCCTGTTACCTTAACTTTCATAAAGATCTTTAGAACTTGGAAAGAACTGCTGTAAACCAAAAACCTTTCCGCACAAGTTTTAACATCGTAACCTCTTAATGAAACTGCTGATCCGTAATTTCCCATAATTTCAAGTTACTTCTAAAAAGCTCCTGCTAAATATCCCAATAAAACCCTATCATTCGTTCCATCATTTATAATAATTCTCGTATTTTCTCCATCAATTTTTACATTAGACCCACCAACATTCATTGCAACCGTAATATCTCCAGCTAATAACTTCGCGACTGATAATTCTTCAATCATAAAATCTTTAATATTATCTGATCTCAAAGCCAAACTATTGATAGATATAGATCCGTCTCTGATAACCTCTTCGATATTATTTGAATCTACCTGTAAAGGGTTTTCTCTCGTTCTGATTAAATTTTGATTAAAACCACTATCCAAATAACTCATCGTGCGTCGCTTAACAAATTAACATTATCAATAACTACTTCTTCAATCCTCGGAGGAACTTTACTGTAAGATTCTGAAAATCCTATCCACAATTCTTCACAAGTTATAATTCCGACCTGTTTTTTATCCATCAAAGCCTTCTCCTGCTTAACATCATCATAACTCTTTCCTATCAAAACATTCCCACTAAACTTTCCAATAACTTCTACCGAATGAAATTCTTTTTTCTTTTCTGGGTATCCTCGATCTTCTGGTTGGAATAAAACTTCCATACTTATCGGATTAGTAGTCTCTCCGTCCACATCGGCGTAATTATAATTGATCCGAACTATTTTCCCGTCAGAAGTCCCGAAATAAGTCAGCCCGCTGGTTTTATCGTAAAACCAAGTTCGAGCGTTCCAACCAGTGAAAACGGTCCAGGATTCAGCATAAACATTATAAACTAATACAACATCTGAATAAGTCTTGCCGTGGTCGTGTTCGTGCGGATCGTCAATCGTTACATCTCCTATCCAAAAATAAACATTTTCTAAATCTCTTCCCGAAGCCACTTTGGACCAATTAGAGCTACTCATTCCGTCCACATATTTTTGAACTGCCCTTGAAATAAGTATCGGATCTCCACTTCCCATTTTGTAAATGCCTGTTGGGTGGTGAAAAAATACCTCGCCTAAAACTACTACTGATTTTCCACTGTGAGTTCCCACTACAATTTCAGCTTCCGGCTCGTTTGTTCCGTCATATCGGTAAATACTTTCTTCTTTAAAAATAAGTAGTCTTCCTCGGTGTCTCACTAGCATTGTTGCTTTTTGCCCGTCATTGGGGTTTATACCTCTATTTAACCATTCCGTGGAAGAAAACCCTGTTCCAGCTGAATTAACAACATCTGAATAATGTAAAAACCCATTCTCGGCTAAAATAAATAATCTCTGTTTGTAAACTTCTGGGAATTTTCCAGTTGCTGGTGCGTTGGTTACCGCACTCCAGGTTGATCCGTTATAACTTTTAACCGCGTCAACTCCATTGGCAACTATTAACATATTAGCAAAATTTGCTCCAAAAATATCAGTAGCTGATTCCAAATCTTCTAAAGATTTACTCCAAGCTCCGCCAAAAACAGAAGCGTTTTTATAAAGATCAACCTTTGGAGAAGCCTCACCGTCATCAACAGAAGCAAAATAATGAACTGTTCCGTCGTTTTTAATCCACTGTAAGATAGTCAAAACTTCCTCGTCTGCTAAAACAGTTGATTCAACATTACTTCCCCGTCTTCCAGTGATAGCTCCAATTTTACTGCTAAATTCACAATTCAAAGCGTGAATTAACTGATTAGGCAAAGCCAGTCTTTTTGTGGTTTTATTCTGAACTCCACCCGAGAAATCACTTTTATTTTGTCTCTGTAATTTAGGCATTTATTTAGCTTATTCTATTAGGATATTCTGTTTGGTCTATGATCCGATTAGCGTCATCAAACCCAGCGTTGGACAATGTTGGGAATTTAGAAGACTGTTTAAAGTCGTCCAGTTTCATCGCGGCGATTGTTTGCAAATATCTTTTCTCAAAATACTGTGATTTTTTGACATCAACAGTAGCCCATAAGTCTTGTAATACTCTAAAACCGATTGCTTGAGGTAATTTAACTTCTGATTCAGTTGATTCGTTGGTAAACCCGATTGAGTTCCGGTAATAATACAATTTAACTGTTTTAGCTTCGGCAGGGGTAGGAGTGAACTCTAAACTATCATCAAACTCCACAACAGTTCTAGGCGTTCCAACTTGGTTATTGTTCCAGTTTAATCTTTTATGAGTTCTTAAATTAGTAGCCCAAACAGGGTTATCATCATAAGTAGCGTAAATAAGTTGACCAATATCTGTCGCTCCTGCTTCGGCTTTCGTGTATGATTGCTGTTCGGCAACAGTCGTGAAAGAAACAACCTTTTCTCTGAACCTCCATCTCTTAACTGAAAATATTTCACTTTCCGCAAAATCACAAAGAGCATTAAAAGTTTCTTCGTCTAGGTCCTGATTCCAGTTGTGAGGAGAGGTGACGAACTCCCTGATCTTAATTCTTGTTCCGTAAGGGATTGTTCCGTAATTAAATCCAGCTGAATATCCGCTTTCATCGGTTGTTTCAGAATTATACATCGTAAAGAATAAATATCCTGCGGTGTTGGTTTCATCTACATATCTTGTAAATTTACTATCAGCGTCTATATCCAAAGTGTCTAATAAAGTCTTGTCCCCAGTTAAGGTGTCTGCGTGGTAAAAATTAACTTGGTTATAAGGAATTCTATAAACAGGAGTTCCTGGGCTATGAGGGAATTTCAAAGTATCAAGTTGAATATCAGTTCCCGCTGTAACCGTTGCGTTTATTTGTGATATTTCGGTTGTTGGGTCTCCGATTTCACCAACTAAAATATAGTCGTTGTCAGAAAGATTGTCATTGTTATCTAAAGTAACGGTTTTATCTGAACCGGCTGTAACTTTTTCTTTGATGATAGCTTTTTCTAAAACCATCATTGCCACGGATAAATTATTGAATTCTAATACTTTCATTTCTTTATTTTACCAATTATTTTCAGGGCTGTTATTTTTCCTCTGAAATAAATGTCCCTAGTTATTCCAAAAGCCTCCGTGTCTTTAATTTTTCCTATTGCTTGTAATAGTGGTCTGACTTTTTTATAAATTGCCTCGGTTATTTCTAAGTTCTCTGTGAAACTTCTAAAAGCTTGCTTTTGTTTTGTTATGGCTTCTGATAGTCCAAGGTTTTCCGAAAAAGTTCTAGTATAACCTTTAATTTTAGAAACATTCTCGGTTATTCCTACATTTTCTGAAAAAGTTCTAATAAATTGACCAACTCTAACAAAAACTTCTGAAATTGCTACTGTTTCAGTTAGATTCTTTATAGCAGTTTTAATTAAGTTTTCAGTGTAGTTTATTGTTTCTGATATACTTCTAATTGTTTTTTTTCTAAAATCTTCCGTGATTCCTATGCTTTCCGAAAAGCTCTTAACAGTGGATTTAACCACATTTTCTGCAATAGTAATATTTTCAGTAAAACTTTCATAATAATTTCTAAATGCTTGTTTAAAAATGTTTTCTGTTATTGCTATGTTCTCGCTAAAATTTCTTGTTAAAGTCGCTATTCTAGAAAAAACTTCTGTGATACCTATGCTGTCTGAAATATTTTTGACTGTCTTTTTAACTAAATTTTCAGTAATTGTGATATTATCCGAAAAAGACTTGTATATTAAAAACATTTTATAAAAAACTTCGCTATATGCTATGTTTTCAACTAAATTTTTTGTTATAATTTTAATTTTATTTTCTGCAACAGATAAGTTTTCTTGATAACTTCTCACTAGGAATTTGAATTGGCTAACTGTTTCAGAATAAGCTATATTTTCATAAATAGATTTTACTGTTTTTTTAGACAAATTTTCCAAAATTGAAATATTTTCTGAAATTTTCTTATGAAGCCTTTTAGCCATAACCTCTTGATAGGCTATGTTTTCTGACAAAATTCGCTTAAAACTTCCTATTTTGCTTAAAACTTCAGATATAACCAGATTATCTTCAATAAACTTTCCTATTTTCTTAAATAATGAATCGTTTATTCCTATGCTTTCTGAAAATGATCTATTCAAAGTTACCACCTTGCTAACACTATCGTCTATCGATAAATTTTCAGAAAAAGTCCTTACATAATCAGTTGAAACTGGTTGTTGATCAAAAAATGTTTGACTACTTTTCCCTGCATCATACTTCGCTTTTATATCATTGGCGTTTAAATCATCTGTATAAAAACGAAAATCATCCACGTGCATATCTGATTCACCGCCTGGCCATTCGTCGTGGTCTCCTATTCTTATACCTTCTCCTGTAAACCCTAAACTGACTGAACCTGCTAAATCAAAATTATTAGTAGAGCCGTCTTGTGAACCATTTAAAAATACTTTCCAGTTTCCTTTAAAGTCTCCCGAGTTTGTGTATTGAAAGGTCGCCACACAATGATACCAAGTTCCAGTTGAAAGTGTTGTTGAACCTTTAGAACCTAAGGCAACCCCGCTTGTGTCGTATGCAAAAACTAAAGCTCTTTGAGTTCCTGCTCCGCCATCCGCCGGAGATACGCAAAAGGTTGGAGACTTGTGGCCATCAACTGAACGAGTATTGAATAAATTAGCCCCAAGAGTATTCCCAGAGCTTCCAGAAAATGTTGTCGATACCCAACTGTCAAACTTAACCCAAAATTCCAGTGTTATGGATATTGTTCCAAGGTTCCCCACATTGTTTTTTCTTATCCAGTCGTCAACACCATCAAATCCTATTGCAGTTCCGAAAATACCACTTTCGCTTCTACTTGGAGCACCATTTATCTGATTTATGTCATTATTATTGCTTGTTACGTCCAAAAACCAACTACTAGCCTCATTGAACAAATATCCAATTTCCAGATTGCTCTCATTGTCAAAAACTGTTGCATAGCTTGCACTATCATCCGTAGTTCCATTTCCATAAGCAACTTTTAATTGAACTGTCCCGTTTCTTGTCCAACTATTATAAACCCAGATAACCGCCTTTTTAGAACCAGTGGAAAAACTTTCATAACAATAATCTAAAAGAACATCGTTTTCATCATATAAGCAAATATCCTCTTTCCCATTTATATTATCCCAGTCAATTACAATATTACCGCCTCCAGAGGTTGTCTCGCTTCCATCGACAAGGACAATAGGCATTGCGAAACTAACTGTTGGCGTTCCGGAAACACTCGTGATTTCTATTTCTTTTACTTTGTCATAATCTCCTATCGCCATTTAGTTTAATTAAATGCTTATCTCAACTCCCAAAAGGAGCTGAGTAAAAATTTAAGCAGCGTTAGCTGAAATAAATGAATAATCGATTTGAAGACTATCACCACTAACCACATTTACTGCGGTAAATACTTGTCGTCCGAGCAAAACACCACTTGAAGCGGCGTTGAAAGCTCCAACCTCTGTAACTGCTTTAGTTCCAGTCACGGACCAAGTTTTAGATAACTTAGCTGTATCGTTGGTGGCGGTAGTTGTAGTTCTTGAAGCAGTAGCGGCGGCTCGCTCAAGCCCTGAATCTGTAATTTCAGCACCCAAGGCTGTATCTCCAGCGGCGGC